CTGGGTCTAAGTAAATTAGCATTGTCTTCCCAACCCCATGCAACCTGAATACCCCATAAATTAGATGCCTTTGTGTGGCGCATGTTCTGTTGGAACCACCAACTTCCACCTGGACCACCAGTTGAGCTTCCTGATGAAGTATCACCACGAAGAACTGTACTTCCGGCCGGAGCGTGTGAGAAATCTGTATTCCAATTGGAATTGAAACCCATTGTTATGTTATTTGCATAAGTAGAATTCGTAGCAAATGCAGAAGTGATATTCCAATTTCCAGAAGCACCAGTGCCTGTTAATGTTGGTGCATACGAATTATAGTTACCAGAATCTAGTATAACATAAGAAGCGCCGCCTCGACTCCATCCGCCAGTTCTTAATTGGTTATCGGTACCAAGTCCAAAATTAATTGCATATAATCCAGGTCTGTGAAAAGACATGGCCGCAGCACCAGCGCCTTGTGATTGAACTTGTGGTCCTAAATGGCCAACATAAGAAACATCTTGGCCAGACACAGTATAACCTAAATCTCCAGCAGTACTAATAAGATTATTAGCACTATCAGCAATTCCGTTAATATTCACACCTGTCAGTCTTTGGAATCCAGTTGCACGATTCAATGCAATAGAAGTTGTACCAATAAAGTGTGATGAATTGCCTAGTATAGTACTTGAAATTGTACCACCAGATAATTTATCTGCATTTAATGATGTTAACCAAGCAGGATTTGCATAACTTCCTGTTGAATACAATCCATTTGTTACTGTACCTGCATTACCGGTTATACTGTGTGAGAATGTCCAATTAGAGTTTGCTAGATTGTGTACATATGATCCAGTTGCTAGTGAAGTATTTGCAGTAGCTTTGTCTATTGTTTGACCAATAACTTGACCAGTAAATGTGCCGCCAGTTTTTGGCATCTTACCAGATTCCAAACCATCAATTGCAGACTGAATGGTGCCTGTTGTAAGAGCACCTGTTGCTGGACCATATACAATGTTATTTGCAAAATATTCATATACTGCATAACCATCTACTTCGATCAATATTTTATCATTATTAACTGGTGCAACAGTCATTGTTACTTTAGAAGTACCGGAATTTAAAGTGTACTCAGATTCCAATTGGCGAACACCATTAATATATACTCTGACCTGGTTGGCTTGACTGAATGTTGGTGTCGTATATTGTGTTGTTGAACCATCTCCAGTATATGACAATCTATTTGATGTGATTCTGGTACCAGGCTGTGTACCTGCACCACCTGCACCCGCAGCAGTCCAATAAAAGTTACCTGTACCACCAGTTGCAAGAACATAACCTGAAGTTCCACTTGCTGTACCGGTAGCAGCTGCAACCAATGTATTGAAGGCTGATGCTGCCGATGTTGAACCAGTACCACCAGATGATGTTGACAAAGGAGTTCCTGTTACTGTTAATCCAGTAAATGATGGACTTGCGGTTGTTTGCAAATCTTGTGATGTACTAATTGCCAATGTGTTTGCAGTAACTGAATGTATTGCAATGCCGTTATTAGATGTTAAGGTTAATGATGCACTTGTTGGTGATATTGAACCTCTTGTTCCTTTAATCTCAGCAGTTGCAGCATTAGCTTTACCGAAAGCCGCATTAGCCTGTGCAAATGCAGGCGCAATTTGTGGAGCAACGTTGTTGGCCGAAGCAAAAGCAGAATTGGCATAAGATGATGCTGAGTTGGCAGCACCAAATGCACCGTTAGCATAGAGACTTGCAGAGTTAGCTGTACGAAATGCACCGTTAGCATACAATGATGCGGAATCTGAACGACTTCTTAACCAAGTATTTGCTTGTGTTGTATTGTCATTCAGTGTTTTTGCAGCAGTCAGTGATGCAGCTTTTGTGCCATCAGTAGTTGATATTGAATCACTAAGTTGTTGTTCGGTAATAATTCTGTAGTATGAAGCCGATTGAAAACTATCCACATCATTAATATCAAAATAATTTCCTGCTTCATTCCAACGAATTGCTGCATTTGCGGCCGCAGTTCCGGATGTTCCATCGACTGTTCTATAAACATTGAAAGATGATGTTTGATTTCTTGATGCTTGACTTAATGTGAATTCGTTTGAATTGAATACTGTTCGTCCATTGATAACAAAATTGCCAGCAACACTGAAATCTTCATTTACCTGTAAGCTCTTAACTGTTGCTTCAGCATTTTCGGCATCAATTAAATTCGAAATGCGTACATTTGGTGTCCAAACATCAGTGTTTGCTCTTATTGTGTTTGCTCTTACTGTGTCGGTTGCCCAAACATTTGCTGTATTGACACGGGAATTTGCTTGCAACCTATCGGTAAATGTGATACCATACACAGACAATGTGCCAGTATTGGCTGATGTGTTAGCTTCAAGTCTATCTGTAAATGTGGTATTATAAACCGACAATGTATCGGTGTTTGCCGATGTATTGGCTTGAAGTCTGTTGGTGAAGGTTGTACCAGTAACAGAAGCTGTTGTTGTGTTAGTTGATACGTTAGCTTGCACAACATTGGCATACATTGTCCAAACTACGGATGCATTAGATGTATTGGATGATGTATTAGCTTGTAACACATTAGTAAAAGAAGTTCCTGTTACTGATAATGTTGTAGTATTTGCTGATGTATTTGCTTGCAATTCATTCGTGTGTGTGGTGCCAGATACAAAAGCTGTTGCAGTTGTTGTAAATGTATTTGCTTGCAATACATCTGTAAATGTAGTACCAGTGACAGAAGCTGTTGTTGTATTGGTTGACACATTAGCTTGCACTACATTAGCATATAGTGTATGCATAACCGATGCATTAGATGTATTGGTTGATGAGTTGGCTTGCACTACATTTGCATACAGTGTGTGCATAACCGATGCATTGGAAGTATTAGATGATGTATTTGCTTGCAATACATCTGTAAATGTGGTACCAGTAACAGAAGCTGTCGTTGTGTTTGTAGATATGTTTGCTTGTACTACATTTGCCCACAAGGTGTGTATAACGGATGCATTGGCTGTATTGGTAGATGTGTTAGCTTGTAATACATTTACCCAAGCTGTGCCACTTACACCAACAGATGTTGTGGTAACATGTGTATTGGCCTGAATAGTTGCAGTAAGAATACTTGTGTTTGCTTGCACATCATTAGTAAACACTTTGTTGTTTGCAGAAAGTGTACCTGTCAATACACTGGTATTTGATTGTATTCTGTTTGTATAAAGTGAATTATATATTGAAGCATTAGAAGTGTTAACAGAATTGTTTGATTGCAATGTTTCTGTAAATGTTCCACCTACTACAGAAATGCTTCCACCAAACAATGAGTTATTTGCAACTCTTAGTGCTGTGTCTGATCCTAAAACGTTTAATACATTACCAACATTGGCTGTTCCTGTTGTTGCAAGACTTAGATTTCCATTTGAAAAGTAACCTTGCCCTTCCACATTCAAATTGTTTTGAATGATTGCAGAAGAACCAATACCTTGCACTGAAAATGTCTTTTGAACAATAACATTTCCGTTTGATTGTAATGCTGTCTGTGAATTTTCTGAAAGGAATAATGTTCCAGAATCTTTGACATAATTTTCTTTGGCAAGAATGTTGTTTTCGGTAACCAGATTGTTGGTCGCAACCATCCAATCACCAAATGTATTGGCATAACTTAATGAGGATACTGTATTAGCCATTTTAACCTTTTTCTAATAGTTTTAATAACAAACTTTTTATTTCCGTTATATCTTCCCTGAGCACTTTGACCTCAGACTTAACATTATTTATTTCTTCTTTTTGAGACTCCAGGGCCCGGCGTTTATTCAAATATTCATCTAAACCATTTTTATCTTGGTTTATAATTGCACCGGTTCTGGTGTCCCTAACAAGTTTTGTACCTTCAACTCTCAAATACATAATCAACCAATCGAACTATTGATATTTGAAGGCAGTGCAATACATCTCATGTCTGTCAAATGAGGTACAATAGTTGTATCTGTAGTCAACAAAACAATTTTGATTGCAAACTGATTGAATGAGTTATATGTTTGGCCATTTGTTGATGTATAAGAAACATAACCTTGTTCTGTACCTAAACTTCCTGGTGCAAAAGTATATTCATGCAAATCACCTCTAAATTTAGAATACAATGTGTTAGAATTCTTTGTTTTGGTCATTAGGATCCAAGAACCATCAGCAAAAGATTGTGTATCATTTCTATTCAAAATCTTGTAGTACACTTGTATATCTGTTTTTGCAGGACGATATGCAGACAAATAGACATTCAAATCTCCATAATCAAAACCTGCTTCCAACACAACCTTCTTGGTTATATATCTTGTTGCTGCAGGACCACCATTTTTGGAAGTTTCACCTGTAATGATTGCAGATGCACCTGCCGCAGAACCACCAGAAACATCAATTGGAAACTGTTGTATTGCCTGTTGCATAACTATTTCCTTGCGACACAATAGATATCAAACTATTTGACAATTCACAATTGTTTATGTTGTATTGAACTGTAAATACAGTAGTACCAGCATCAGAAATGACTGGAGAAACTGCATTATCTTGTGATGATAACTGGCCGTACAATGAGAAAGATGTTTCCGAATTGGCAACCAAAACTCTTTGACGTTGATTATCATCCAAATAAATGTGTTCATACATTGTTGTACCAAATTTACCTGGATTTATTGCAACTTGGCCAGCAGATGTACCACCTTGCAGTGTTGCATCATAGGTATAGTTGATTGAGGTTGATGATGGAACAAAATCGGTTGTTGATATATTAAAAGCATCCACTAATATATTAGAATTTGATGTTGTTGATATCAAATCTGTCATTGTGTTTGCATTTTTGTAGAAATCAATTTCAGAATCAACCAAAGTTCTTTGTGGCAACTTCTTAGGTACAACCATTCTAATTGATGGTGTGACTGATGTGTTGAACACACAACGATCAATTGTAAACATCACAGATTGATTTTGGTCAGCTTCCCATGTTTGTGAATTCTGAGAAAGGAATAAACCACCAACATAGTGTGCAGCTGATATTTTTGTAATTGAACTTGGATATGGATCAGTTGATAGATTTTTTACTGTTGATGGTAATGCTTCTTCATTGTTTGATGCGGTCCACAATGTGTACTCATTAGACAAAGATTTAACAATAAATGCATATAATACACCAGATTGAATATACACTGGAGAAGTAAAGGTAAATTCAGTGTATGTAGTTGAATCTAAATGCTGCGGAGTTGAAGAAACTTTAACTTTAGTTGGATCCAAAGTAACCACTGAATGGTCCAATGTTACTCCATTTGGATAACCATTTAATGTACCAACAATTGATAATGTTATTGGTGAACCATCATTTGTTGATGTTGGTTTTGAAGCAAAGAACACTCTGATTGAAGAAAGAAAAGCACCATTTGGAAAGTTTGTCGGATCAATCTGGAAAGTTTGAGCAACAGGATCACCAGTCCATGGTGGTGGCGGTTGCAAATCTGTAATTATTCTTCTTGTTTGAACTTCTGATGTGTTGGTTGTATAAGAAGAATCTTTATACAATGTTTGTTTGAAAGTATCTTTTGCCCCAGATGGTGATGCACCAAAATCAATAGTTTGTCTATTGATTTGCAAACCTTCCGCATAGAAAGTACCTTCAGCATATGTTGTTACTGTGCCAACATTGTTATTGATACGGTTGTCTAAACGAAAGACTTTTTGGCCGGTGTGAAAAGTATTTGCTGGTACAGTGAACACACCAAAGAAATCACCACGTTCATTGGATTCAATCGAACCTGTAGTTGAACCAATAGAATATGTTTCTTTATCTGGTAATCCAACAACTGAAGATACTACTATAGGTGTTGCAAGTGTTGCAACTTTTGTTGATCCATCATAATCTGAAATCACAGCTGATTGGCCAGGATTTGCACCAGAAGTTATGTAAATCGTTAAACCATTATAGAAATCATTTACACTTGATGCTAATGGTGATAATTGTATTGATGTAAGAGATGTTGAATCTTTTAATGTACCACTGTAGTGTTCACTAGAGTTACTAAATTGTGTTGCAACAACACTACCCGAAGCAGTAGATGACTGATAAACACCTGATGCATTGAAGAATCCGTTTTGTAAAGCTAAACCATTATTGTATGTGGTTGTCTTAAAGTCATTTGAAACATATAAACGAATCTTGGTTGTATCTGTGTAGTTGTACACACCTTCAACTTTACCTGTAGGTGTGAATGTACCAGCTGAATAGTAACCGATAATGTCGCCAGCTTTAAATGTACCAGTCACGGATGCAACTTCAATTGTATTCAATCTGCGAACATAAGAATCAACACTTACATTATCAAAGAAAGCATATAACTTGGTTTTAATTAACAGGTTAGAAGCTTTAATCATAATCTGCTGTGGTTTGATCCACGGCAAAATACTAATATCATTTATGTAACCATTATTCAATGAATAGGTGTTATCTATTTTGTTGTATGGTCCAAGTATATTAGTTTGTTGTTCTTTAAACTTTGTCAGGTAAGTTGAAGAAAGTGTGGAATTCTGTATGGTTGTTTGTTGCAATCCAGTTGATCCACCCGTCCAACCAACACTATTAGATACTGTTGCCCAGGGGCTAGATGTTTGTGACTGTAAACTTGTTGCTGATGTTCCAGGAACTGTTTGCCAATCACCAAAAGATAATGTGTTGTTTACATTACCTCTTTGGTATATTTGCAAACTAGGATCAACAACCAACAAAGCAGGTGAATATGTTGTATCAACCCAATTGTCCATGTTTGGAGACAACGACAAGCTACCTTTTGAAAAAGGTGTATTGAATGGGTTCACATTGGTTGTTCTGCTTGCCAATTTTTGTGATACTATAATGCTTGTGGTATATGGCAATGTGAAATAATTCACTGAACCATCTCGACTAACATTAAAATTCAACGCAGAAATTGATGATGATGTTGGTGAATTCATGTTATACACCATGGCCAAATTCTTCAATGGGAAATTTTTAACATTTTGGCCAGCCGTTAACTGTCTGGTTCTTCTATTAATGTTTGCATTGAAATCAGTAACACCAGAGTCTGAAGCAGAAAAACTTGAGAAATCATCTACCATAATACCATTTTTGAATCTATTTAATCCGTATGCATCAGAGATTTGCAATGAGTTTGCATTTTGTTCCAATGAATTCAAAGAAGTATAGTATTCAACACGGTTAATTCTTGTGTCAAGACCAGCAATGTCAGCCATTGTGTAACGGCGGTGTTGCACTTTTTCTATAGACAAATCTGGTAATTTACCAACAGGTGACTCAGTTGTCACATATCCGGTGTATGGATTATGTGTGATGTTGGCTATTGTTAGAGAAGAATCTGGTTCATTAGGTAGAATAGGGTTGATTGAAGGAGAACCCTCAACTATTTGTAGACTTCTATCTTTGGTTAAAACTAATTTATCTTTACGACCAAGATAATGTTCATAGTCACAAATAAAACTTGTTGAATCTACAGGCAATAAAATTCCAACTCTTGTGTCTGATGGATTAGAGTAACGGAAAACAAAATCTGTTTGAGCATTTTGACGGGATGGTCTAAAATCCAAACAATCTCTCAACGAATATGTTGTTCCATTTTTACTTGTGTAATCTGGAATTTCTCTATAATTTTCTGGTGAATCTGAATTGGTGTAAGATGTTTGACTGAAATAACCATCACCACCAGAATGCTTGTAGTAATCAAGGTACACAAGTAAATTGCCTGCTGGCTTAGGTGCACCAGGTTTTAATGTAATTGATGCATGGTCATAATAACCATCTCTTTGGCCATTATCGAAAACATAATTATTTGTAACATCATATGTTGAATTATTATACATTGTTGTTAATGGCAATGTACCTGAAGCTTTTGTATCAATGATTTTTACAATTCGTTTCACATCAGATAGATACAATGATTGTTTTGTTCCAGGAGCAGCAACACCTGCGGCTTGTATGTAAACTTGGCCACTAGAACTTACACCATCGTCAACAAATGTGTAGGTGTTAACTTGTGTTCCATTGGTTACAACTGTTGCATTGGCCGCAGTAACTAAATTTTTAATTTTTAAGACAAAACCAGAATCGGTTGCAACAGGCACATCAACTTTAAATATGATTGTTGCTGTAAATGCGGTCAAATCTGCTGTTGTGGTTGTCAATGTTGCAACAGATAAATCACCATTCATTGAAATGGCTCTAGGAGATACTGACCAATTAACAATATCACCAGCTGCAAACTTTGAATTTGATTGAGCATTCGTCACAATAATTGTGAAGTTTTCTCTGACCAAATCTGCACTCAAAGCCTGGCCTGCTGTACCTATATGTGAAATTTTATCATTGTAACTTGAAAGGTCCACAGTTGCAGACAATGTACTACCAGCAACACCAAAAGGTACACCTCTAATTTCAATAAAAGATGTGTAGATTGCATCGGTAATATCAGAGACAAATGGTAAACCTATTGGAAACAATAGTTCTGGTTTATTTGGATTTTCAAAAATTGCATCACCAGAAGCTATACCATTTTGTTTTCCAGTATCATCTATTTTTGCACTACCATATACAGTATAGTTACTGTTGTTAACTTGCAACATAGATTCCGCATCAGCGGTATTAAAATTCATCACAAAAGTGGATGTATTGTCTGGTGTTACACTCCAAGACCTATTCACAGTTGCAGTTCTTGTTGAACCTACGTATGCTGTGATTGTTCTTGTTTCACCTGCATTTGTTCCTGATGTAATTGAAATGTCAACACCAACATAAGCATCATTAAATGAAGACGTTTGGCCATTTGTTCCTGGTAGAACTACTGTGGTTGAACTTGCTGAAACAAGTGTGCCTGTTAAAGCCTGGTTCTGCAAGTCATATACCATTGCCTTGAAGATATGTGTATTTGCATTGGCTGTTGGCGCACTCTGATAATCTAAACCACGAATGTATCCTCTTGCCACCAATGTGGAATTGTAAGTTGTTGTATTGGCTGTATGTACACTATCAGTTGAAACACAATGAAAGTCTATTGTGTTTGCTGTTGTTACTTCAAATGTTTTTGAGTTTGCGCCATGCACATTCGATACAATAAAATAACTACCATAGTTAATAACTGTTGTGTCATTATTTTTTAAAGATGTTGCCCTTGCACGGTTGAATCATCAATCGCCGCATAAACTGATCCATCAACCATCTTGAAAACATTACCATCTTCAACACGAAGTAACTCAATGAAAAATTGGTCATCACCAAAGTACAATGGTTTTGATGTTAGTTCAAGGCTAATAACATATCTGTCTGCACCAGGTGCCTGGTAGTTTGATGCACCGACCGCAGGATCCAACAATGACGCATCGTTTGCATAGTCATAGATTGTTTCGGTAATTTCCAAACCAACCCGTCTGGATGGTGTACTGTCATACTTACTTAAAACGATTGTTGTTGGTTCAATTTGTACAAAGTTACCAAGAACATAGAAAACACCTTTGGCAATCGAAACAACAGAAGACTCACCGGTTGAATTGTTTGTTACTGCTTGGCAAGCTTTATTTGAATTCACATCATAGATAATATCGTTGTCAGTGAATCTTGTACCTGATTTGTATACAACAATCAATGTTGGTGGATCACCTTCACCTGCGGTGCCTGTTGGTTGTGCTACAGCAACAACTTTAGCTCTAATTGTTCCAGTTGCATTAGTTAACAATAAACCACTGAAATCGGAAATATCAATTGTTGCACCATTATATGTGGTTTGTAATTTGATGTAGTAACAATTGAAATTGGTGGTAATTTGACCACCAGTTACGGGAGAATTTTCTTTGAAAATGTTATTGGCAAACTTAGTAATCTGATCCTGTAGGATCGTTTGTGCCTGTGTTAATTCTCTGGCCTGTACTGCCTTACCTGGTTTGAATAAAATTCGATGAAAGTTTTTTGTATCATCGAAATCATCATAGTAAGGATCAACGTTAAAATTTAGAGCCATTTTTTTCCCTTAGAAACCTAATACAAATTTGAGTTGTTCTATTCCGTCATCACTTCTCTGAACACTTGATCTATTTTCAATATATGCCAAATATCCAGAATGTATTGCAAAATTTGGAAGACTATATGACAATACAGTCCTTGTTGATGTGGTTGTTTGACCGAAAATAGGACTATTAATTACTGGAACACCTTTTGTATTTATTAGCTTTATTAGATTGGTAGAAAGATTAAAGTATAAAACTGTTGCAGTAAATGTTGGATTGTTAACTGGACCTTGATAAACAATCTCATCCATTTGGAATCCAATGTCTGAACCTGCCGCCACAACGATATCTGTTGTTGTACTATATGCAACACCATTTGCATATACAGGATTATACTGTTTGGTTGTTGGATTAATTATGATACCTAGTTGGTGGAAATCAATGTCTGTTGGTAATAGTCCATTTTCTGTACCTTCAAACTCACAAGTCAACATCACATGGTCACAACCTAACTCAGAAACCGGATCAAACCCATGCCCACCAACAGGTGAAGTTGATGCACCTAATGCACAACCTTCACCGATGCCGGATTCCACTACAGCGTTCACATAAGAATAGTTACTACCTGGATTGGTAACAATAACATCATGGATAACTCCGTTCTGTACATTTGCTGTAGCAGCCGCACCAGTTCCATCACCAGTGATTACTATATTTACAACAGAATTTCCTGGATCATATCCTGAACCACTTTCAACCACATTAATAACATCTATGCTACCAACACCGGCAGATGTAATTAGAGGGTTTGGTGTGTTTGTACCTATAGCCACTGGCATCCATTCTCTGTCCATAAACTTGAGTTTTAGACCAGTATCAATGGTATACATGAATTTCCATTTGTAACCATCTTGACCCTGGAACATTTTGTTTGCAGTGTATGTGCCCGGTTCAAAATAAGGCTCTTCTGTTGATGGTTGGTCGTTATTGTTCCATAAACATTTAAAAACTTGGTCGTATTTATTTTTTACATAAAAAACCTGAATGATATAACCATTTGCATCTTTTTCGAGCATATCAACTTCATCTTGGAAATAATTATACATTACTCCTGAAGTCCAATCTACACGTTGTATGACTGGTGATATATCATTAGTCTTTATCTGTTTCACAATAAACATATTCTTGTACACCTGCTTGATTGATTTCAAGTCGGTTGCAGGAACAGGTGGGTTTACATCATCATTCCAGGGCAGTGGTTTTGCCAGAAAACAATAGAACACATTGATTGGCTCTGTCAAATACGGTGGTACCACAGCCACCGGTGCATAATACATCAACCCTATCTGGGAAACTTTTGAACCGTTTGTGAGAATATTTTTATTTGCCATAGTATTTTATTTATTACTGATATGTGACTGCAACATAAGTATTTGCAAGATCATTATTAAAACTGAAGTATCTTAAATAGGTTGTTTTTGTTGCACCTAAATTGAAATCAATTGCACCAATTGTAGAATTTATTGCTGTGCATCCATGTGTAATTATTCTTTGTTGTCCTGATGTGTTGGTAATAATCAAATCAACAAATTTTCCTGGTACAAAAGAACTTAAAGTCACTGTTAAATCGTCCGCAATATTTGCTTTCACCATACCGGAATTGGAAAAGGTGATTGTGATTGCTGTTTGTAAACTTGAAAATATATTTGGTGTTCTTATTGTATTGGCTGCATACAGTGGTCCCGTTACTGTTAATGTACCCGGTACTGTTAAATTTGCATCAACTACAATTGTTGATGTATTTTGTAATGCACTTGCTGCATTTGTGAAGGCTGCTTGTGCAATCGGTTCAATAATATCTAAACGACCTGCTTGTGTGGCAGCCAAAGATTGTGCAGAATTGGCTTTTGTGAATGCACCGTTGGCATACAACGATGCAGAGTTGGCTGCACCAAACGCACCGTTAGCGTATAGACCACCAGAATTGGCTGTTGTGTATGCATTGTTGGAATTTATGAATGCACCGTTTGCAAATACACCAGCAGAATTAGCTGAACCAAACGCACCGTTGGCATATAATGCAGCTGAGGTTGCCACATTTGCTGCTGTAAATGCACCATTCGCATACAACGATGCAGAATTTGCGGCACCAAATGCTGCATTAGCATAAACACCTACTGTATTGGATGAATTAAATGCAGCATTTGCCTGTGGCCATACTTGGTTATTAGATTGATTAAAGACTGTATTAGCTTGTATGAATGCTGCATTGGCATACAATGAACCAGAATTTGCGGTACCAAACGCAGCATTCGCCTGTGGCCATACTTGGTTATTTGAACGACTGAATACTGCATTTGCTTGTATGAATGCACCGTTGGCATATAATGATGCAGAATTGGCTGCACCAAATCCACTGTTTGCATAAGAACTGGCTGAATTAGATGCTTCAAAAGCACCGTTAGCATATAGACTTGCGGAATTAGATGCTTCAAAAGCACCGTTAGCATATAGACTTGCGGAATTAGATGCAGCAAAAGCACCGTTAGCATACAGAGCAGCTGAGTTTGCTACACCAAAACTAGAATTTGCTCTCACAAATGCACTGTTTGCAAATGGACCAGTTGATTCTGTGGAAGTATTCTGTGAT